AACGGTATTTCGTCGTCAAGCTCTTGTTGATTGATATATCCACCGCCCGCGACGGGCTTCAAACCATGTTTCGCAACCATGTAGGCAGCAAATCTATGTTCAAATCTAAGTCCAGCACGTTTAGCTCCTTTCACATTTTTAGCAGCCGGAATGAAACTAGGCCGGTCCTCCCCTAACTTGGCCCACTTTAGGCCTTCAATCTTTTTTCTTTTTGCCATCCCAAAATAACTCATACCATAGCATTAAGCCCAGCATCACCGGCCAAGCCACGACAAACCCCACCATCAAAACGTATTCGATGTGCAGCTTGTCAAACTTAGGCTGGCCGGTGTACCAATAGCCGAGCAGAACTCCCACTAGAGCATAAAGGGGTGGGAGGATGAAACCGCAACTAATCACGGTAGGGTCCCTTGTATTCAACGGAATGCCCGAGCCTTTCCATCACTGCTCGAATAACATCCGCTGGATCACTCGCATCAAAATCGCCCCTACCAAGGCCGTCACCACTACAAAGTACAACATGAGTAAGGCGTGCCCCATCCTGTACATTAACTGTGAGAACATGTGACGTAGTTCCTTGTACCCTAACTTCATGCCTAATTTCCACATTCATTGTAAGAACACCTGCTTTCCATCAATCCTGATTAAACCTGATCTCTCCATCGACTGCACTGTAGCCTCAACTTCAACGGGACTACTCACCCGACGCAAAATCTCCTGCCTCAACTTGTTAGTCGTGATAACCTTTTTATGCAGCTTCAAGTCCGCAAGATGAACCTTCAATTCACTCACGATCTTACCAGCCTTACCTACACCAAACCGCTCCAACGCCTTCGGCATCTGTGCTTCTGCCTCAGACATAAGCCATCGCGCATCCCGCCAATCCGCCTCAGTTATAATCCGCTTATCGGACCTACTGGCGCTCACCGCCATAGCGATTTTAAACAGGTGCGACGGCCTTCTCTGGGAATACTCACCCAGATTAGGATCGCTTGGCTCAGGCTGCAAGCCAGCCCTGACATCATCCCTAGCAGTGTCCTTCAACTTATCTTCCAAAGTGAAGGGACCGTGCATTTGAGCAATCTCAGCGAAGTCAGCCCTCAAGTTATCAACCTCATTAGTAGAGGCCTTCCCATACCAAATATCAGCAGGCAATTTCTCGCCATCGTAATAGACAATGAACATCCGACTAAGCAAGCCCTGACTACGGGCATTCTCAGGCAAATTGTCCACAAGCTGATCCGGTGTTGCGCACGCTATCCAATTCAAACAAGGCCCCTTAATCATATATTCACCAGCCGTTTTGGTCCTATAAGAAAACTGATCCTTAGAGTCCCACATATCGGTCATGAACATCTGCAAGTAGACATCGTTCCTATTCATAAACGTACCAAATTCACTGGTAGCCATAGTCAAACTGCTATCCCAAAACGTTCCAGTAGTAGGCCCGGTCAACCGCAAGTCAGTGCGACTAACACGAGCCATATCTACCGCCAGCTTCTCAGGAGTGATCCTGTCCTCAACCAGATACAGCGGCCTGTCCTCCAGGCCATACGAAAACAGCATCGGGTTAAACTCATCACTCTGAGGCGTAGTGCCAATCGGTGTAGTCAAAGCCTTAAAGACCTGACCGAAGGGCAGCGAGAAACTCACTGACTTCCCTCGACCCGGCCCTGCAACCAACAGCACAAACATATTCGGATATATCTTGAAGGCACCAGCATCGTACCAACACCGGCGGCCAAGTGCACCCGACACCGCAGAAATCGCACTCCAATAGCGGAACGGCAGCGGAATTGCGCTGTCCTTCACCGCATCGGCACACGCCTCCACAAAGTCTTTGTGCGCCCTCGCCATGATTACTCCTGATTAAATGACTGAAACTTGATATTCGTCCTGATTTGCCAAGCCTTCTGGTATCCGGGCACCGGCTCAACCCATGCCCTCACACTGTAGTATCCATTGTCCCTCCAATAACTCTCAATGTTCCTCGCCAACACTTTCGCAGCAATAGGATCACCCGTATAATCTAATTCTCGCATCAATGGATTCCTTCCAAGTTAAGCGGACCCCTCGTGGGGTCATCATTAAAGTGCGCCCAATTCATACCCATCTCAATGCTAGATGGAATACTCATAAGGTGCCCATTCACAGTGACCGGATTGACCATACACTCGATGATCTTATCCTCCCACCCCTCTCCGTCTATCGGAAACTGACCAAGCACAGCATCATGCACCTGACCCAAAACCTGCACGTCAGGCTCTAACTCATTCCAAATCCTAAACAAACCGACATTTAGCAAGTCACCGACGGTACTCTGAGGCACATAAGCAATCGCTTCCCTCAAAGTGCTATCGTCATTCGGTCGGCCCCAGAACACTCTACGCCTTCCCATCGGACTTGTCAAGATGCCTGTCGTTTGCAACTCAAACTGCACCTCCCTATGCCATCTCCTAATCCCAGGAAACGCACCCTCCACATGGATAATCGCCTTGTCACCTTCACCCTCCCGTACACCATTCTCAATCATCTTATCGAAGCCAACAAGCGGATCAAGCTGATGCCACCTGTACAAACTTTTCTCCTTAACGCTACCTCCATAGTAATCCAACTGAAACTTAGTCGCAGTCCTGACCGGAATCTTCAAGTGCCTGCCTAAACTGGTAGCCATCAAACCATAGTTAGTCCCATGTCCAGCCCTCTTGCAGATATCCCTATAACTAAACTGTCCAAAGTAAGGACTCTCAGCCAGCTTCCGATCTTCCTTCAACACACCAGTCCAAGCAAACTGAGGCCAAATCATCTTAGCCACATAGGTATGCAAATCTCCTGCCTCGCAAGAATCAATGTAATTCTGATCCCCGCTGAGATAAGCAACAACCCGACTCTCGGCCTGCTCCAAATCCGCATAGAACAGCTTCTGTCCCTCGTCAGGCACAACAATAACCCGCAATTCATCGGTCATGTTCTGCAAGTTTGTCCCTTCACGGAAAACATCCTGACTACTAGACCACCGGCCTGTCTCAGTGCCAGCCACATTAAAGCTACACCTCAACCTGCCATCATCGCTCAACGTACTATTCAGCACACCCAGCTTCTTACTGCAGTCCCTCAGTGCGTTAATCAACATGCAAAAAATGCGAGCCCTAAAGTAACGGCCCTCAATCGTCTCAAGCGCAGCCTTATCGGTACTCACCTTCTGCTTGCCCTTAACAAACTTCGTAACCTTCGGGATAGCCAGCGCACCATAAAAGAAATTCTGCAACTGCACCGGACTATTAGGGTTCAGTTCCTTATCCCAAATGGCCTCAGCCACCATGTCCAATCGCCGCTGAAACATATTCTTGCGCTTAGTAATGGCATCACGCATAGTTTCAATCTTCTCAGAGTCAACCCTCAAACCCCTTCGGGTCATGGCCAACGCCGGGCCCAACATATTCATCTCAAAATCATAGGTAATCTGAGCTTCCTCTGCCACCATGTCAGCCAGCTCACCCCAAATCTCGTGCGTCAAACAGCAATCCAAGCCGTTATAAACCCACATAGTCTCGTCCGAATTAAGGTCAACCTCACCAACATCCGTATTCTTAACTATTTGCATCATGTTCCTCAATCAACATATCAAGAAAATGTTTAGCCTTCTTCAAATCCTCAACGCCACCCTTATCTTTCCACCTCGTAACATACTTCACAACGCTGCCCTCAGCAAACTCAAGGCCATTCGCAATACAATATTGAGCAGGCTGAATCTTCAACTTCTTATAATGCCCACCCCCATGCTGCACACTCCACACCGAATCACTCATAGAGTTTATCCTCTCCGCCAACTGCATGATGTATAAACTTCTTCACGATACTAGGTTCCAAGCCAGCGTTGCTACACACCTCCTTAAAATCCTCAGTCTTGCCTCTTAACCAAACAGCACTTTGCCGTTTCATCGGAAGCCCATCCGGGTAAAGAAAGTCTGTAATCGTCTGATCTATTACGGCACGCCACAACCTGACCTCAGGTTCTACTTGCCTCAAATCGGAAACAACGGAAATCCGCTGCAACCAAACGCGGTTCCCAATCTCGAACATTAGTTATCCCATTCCTTCCGATCCATTACGCATCCGCTTTCTTTGTCTGAGAAAACTTGACGAGGCTTTTCCACGCAATTTCATCAGTGTA